GGATACTCGTCATACACGGACGGGACGCCGCCCATGCCGAAGTAAAAACCGTTGCTCATGCGAAGTACCTCAAGGCGAGAATGGTGATGGCGATGGCTGCGAGGCCGCCGACCGTGAACAGGCGAAGTCCGAACGTGATGGTGTCTTCGGACGTAGGCTCGTACTGGACGAGCTCGTCGGCGCTGCGCCCAGTGAAGAAATCGAGAAGAGACATAACATCCTCTCCGTGTGGAATGAGAAAAGGCATTCAGATGCCGCCGAAGGAGAGCGCCACATGGAAGTGGCCGGCGGCACGTGAATGCCTTCTGATGAAAGTGGGGTGAGGGAGCCGGGGTGAACGCAAAAGCCTCTCGCCTGCAGATGCCCCGGCTTTGGGATCTGGCCTAGTGAGCCGCCAGATCGGCACATATCTGCGTCATGCCGTTGCCCTCGAAGCTGTTACGGAAGTTCGTCCATGATGCACTGGACGTTGCAGGCGACCTGCTCGTACTTCTCCGCTGCGGGGCAGTGGATGACGGTCGGCTCGGTCTTCATGTAGAAGGCGAGCGATGCAGTGTTCGCGATGCTCATGAGCACGAACTCATGGACATCGGCTTCGTCGCAGGTCTCGCGACCGAGCGAGCGGAGGTGGCGTGCAAGCCTGACGTCGAAGTCACTGTTGGTCATCGTCGTCCTCCTCGTCGTCATCGTTGAGCAAACCAGTCAGAAGGGCGTCAGCGGAGTTGAGTGCAACGATGTACGCATCGTCGTCGCCCCGGATGTAGGCCTTAGCGGCCTCATCCATGAAGTCTTTGATGTACTCGAGGTAGTCGAGCTTGTCCTTGTCCGTCATTGTGTTCTCCTGATAAGCCGTCCCGCGTGTCGCTCTTTGCGGGTGCCCGCGAGACGGCTGTGATCTTTATGAAAGTCCATCCAAGCGCTCTCGCGCCAGTCCCCTACGCTTGAACACATGCGCAAGAACGCTTGAATCGACTTTCTGCTGTGCACGGTCCCGCGTTTTCCGCAGGCAGCCGCTCGGGTCTTCGTG